AACATCACCGCCGTGACCGCCAGCAAGGCCAACGCAGCGAGCAGGTACTTGGTCACGCTTCAGCCGGAACGGCGATGTGGTTATCCCGCAGAATCCCTTCCAGCTGGCGCACGCGGTCGCGCAGCTTGGAGCTAGCCATCTTCTCGGCCTGTAGCTCGTCCCACAGCTTGCTGTACTTGGTTTCCAGGGACTCAACGCGCTCGATCAGTTGCTTCACCTGAGCGGCGGCAGCATCGGTCACCGTGGCATCGGCCTTGTACTCACTTACGGCAGCATCGGTAGCCGCCTGAGCCTTGGTGCGGTCGTTACGTCCCTGGATGAACTGCCAGACGTTGCCGACAAACGCCAACCCAGCCACCAGCCATGCTGGCAGCTCTGTCCCTGATTCGATCATTACGCCACCGCCTCAAACAATGCTTTCTCGGCAGTGCGCCGCTTGGTCAAGCCAGCTACTTGCTGGCCGTTGTCGTGATCCCAGCGCAAGAACTCAGCCGCCGCACCTTCGTAGTCGCCAGCGTTGAGCTTCTTGAGCAAGGTGGAGTGCATCAGGGCATTAGCCCCGCAGTTGAAGGCGAACACCACCAGCGCATCGAACTGGCACTGGCTCACGGGAACCTTAACCATGCCGTTGACCGCATGGACCGTGGCCGCTACATCCGCCTTCAGGAACGCTTCGGCCTGAGCCTGCGTGATGGTGTCGCCCATCCGCACGCCAGCGGTATGGCCGCAGCCAATGGTGGGCACGCCGCCGCCATCCCGATACGCCTCCAGCCTGCATCCCTCAAAGTGACGGATGAGGTCTAGGCCGCGCTCGGAGATGTTCACTTGCGTGCCTTCCGAACAGTGGGCCGCACGCTATCGACGCCGCACCCGGTTGAGTTGTCGCGGGTTGCCGCGTATTCGATGGCCTCAGCAGCCGTTTTGCCGTGATCCATGGCGGCAGTAGCCCAAGCCCAGCCGGAACCGATGGCGATGCGCTCAGAGGCGGAACACGGGATTTCCGAGCCGTTCTCCCACACGGTTACGTGCCCATGGACGATGGCGATAGCGCCGAAGTCGTCCAGGTCAGGAGCCTTGCCCTTCTTGCCGCCTTGCACCCACTTCAGGAAGCGGGCGATCTGCTCGACGCTACCGGCGCAGGCTATGTAGCCGCCCGGTATCTCGCGGAGCTTCGGGGCCGCCCGCCATACGGCACCCTGAGAACTGGTCTTGCGGTCAGCGGCCAACGTCTTGCCGTCATAGGCAATCGTGGTCACTTGATCGGCCTTATGTCTGCCTTTCCCTCAGCGGCCAATAGGTCGCCAAGCTTTACCTCGCCCTTGCCCGAGACACAGGCGTAGACCGTGCCGTCCAACAGCGTCAGGGATTCGATCTTGAGCCGCTTGGCCAGCGCAAAGGCATTGGCGAACCACGCCTCACCCTCACGGACGAACACCTCCGTTTCGCCGTATTCGTCATCCGGCGTGGAGGGTTCGTCACTCATCAGGCTCACCAAAGAACGGGGACAGCGCAGACGCCAGCATCACCAGCAGCCAGATTAGGCGGGCTAGGAGCATGGCGGTCTCGGTTGGATAGTTGCCGCTGTGCGTCGCGGCCGGGTTGGGACCCGTAACGTTGCCCGTGCAAGGCAGAGCGTCCCTTACGCTTGGATGTTCCTCACCCAAGAAGGCCGCTTCGGCTTGCACACCTACAGCGGGACTCGGTTGCCGCCCGGTTCTGGCTTGCCGGGTCTTGCGTGACCAATGGGAGTGACGGTAGAGGCTGGGCGGCAGATCAAAGGGTGTCGCTGTCCCGGCTGGGCGCGCGGTGGAAATTTCCATCCCCACCACGGCTCAGCTCGTTTTCCGAAGGAACAGCACCCCTTACCCTCAGTGTCCCACGCTGAATCTGCGAACCGCATCGACGTTCATAAAATGCCACTTGCCGGAAGGCGATGCCGTACCGCTCCCAATACTCCGAAAGGCTCTTGGCGAGACGGCGGCAGATGGCGTTGCGCAGGCGTCGGTAGGTGTTCCGATGCACTCCCAGGTCGTCCGCTAGAACCGTGTAAGGCGCAATCTCCCTGTTGAAGATGAGCATGTACAGGGCATCCCATCCGGCCACGCAGGCAAGCTCGTCGCTGTACACCTCACGCTTCACGCCACCATCCATGCAGTAGGCGATGGCGAAGGCTACGACCCACTGGCGCAGCATTGGAAGGTGGCAGGAGTCGCCGCAGTAGGCGGTTCGGGCTAGCTCCCAATTAGGAAATCCATTGCGCCAATCCGTTCGCACCATCCGGTCGGCGTCGATATGGGTTGCGGTGACGCCGCACACCATGGCCGTATCGAAGTCATGGCCGCGCACGTCGTAGTCGCCAACTTCTTTCAGCAGCGCGTTCATGCGGCAGCCCTTCCGTCTCGGTAGCTAAGCAGGGAGAAAATGGCCTCTTGGCCGGTGATTTCGCCCACCACCACGGCAAGCTCTCGGGCGATGGACTCCGCGCCTTCGCGCCCGCACTGGCCCACGTCGATCCACTCACCTCGGCGCTTGTGGTCGGCGTAGCTACGCAACATGGCTAGCTCAGCCTGTCGGGCTACGGCGCGGCTCGGAATCTTCGTGGTGAACACCCACAGGCAATCCAACGGGTTCCCGGTGGCGATGTTGTAAAGCCGCTGCTCCGGGTGGCCGGTCATGCCAACCTTCAGGAAGTTGGCGATACCCCGCAGACCGTAGAAGCCCAAGTAGCAGTAACAGGGGCCAATCCGCATGGCGGCGACTTCCCGTGCCGCCTCTTGGGTCGTCGGCATCGTCTCCAACGCCTGACGGATGGCGTATTGCCTGATCTTGTCGTGGTCGCCATCGGGGTTCTGGAATATCAGCGTCTCGATCAGCCGCTCCGCATAGAGGCGTTGATTGCCGTCCAACCCCTCAATCGTCAGACGCTCACCCTCGTCTAGGGCTTCCAGGTAGATCGGGGAGGCGAAGGAGTCGCGCTGCTCAACGAGGAATGTCATGCCGACACCTCGCCTACGGCCTGGGGGATGGTGGCGGTGGTC